CTCTGCTCTTAGTCCAGACCTAGTGGATTCACGACCAAGTAATTCTTGTGCCATTGTAGAAGCATCTCCTACACGACCACGAGCAGCCCCTGACATTCTAGCGGCTTGGTCTGCTTCTCTAGCTCTCTCAGAAGATAGTCTACCTTCTGATTCTGAGTATAAAGTCTCTGCTTGTTTTTGTTGTAATGCTTGGAGCTTAGTTAATCTTGGGTCATCTACACTTGCTTCTGAAGCTAATCGTTGTGCTTCATCTGCTGATAGCTGAGATAGCATATTAACCCTTGGGTCAAGGTTCTCAACATCTGCACCTAATTTATCTGCTTCAGCTTGAAATCCTTTTTGTAAATCTTTAAATTCTTTTCTGTCTTCTCTGAATCCTGCAACATCTTCATCAAATGCAGTATCAGCACGAGTAGTAAAATCTTCAATATCTCCTACTGCATCCCTAACACCTGCTCTATCTTCGGCAAATGTATCAGCTAAGTCTCTTGTTGCTTGAGCGGCTTCAAATGATTCTGGGTCAGCGGCTCTGACTGCTGCGGTATACTCAGGGCCAAACTGTTCAAGTTGTGCCATCTCTCTTTGCTTCTGCTTAGTATCTTCTGCGCCTGCAATGTCAGCAGCCCTACTTTGCATTTCAAGTAAGCCTGCTTGATCTCCTTGACCGAACAATGCGGCTTCTTGGTCAGCTAACTCTAAAGCAGTATACTGAGGTCTATAGGTTCTCTCAGCCTCAATAAGTCTTTGTTGTAACATAGGGTCTGTGACACCTTGCGCTCTACCAAAGTCTGAACCAAATAAATATTCACCCATAGCCTTGCCTGGATCAATAGGGTCTGGCTGATTGATTGTTGTTTTTCCTTTTCCTCCCATTATGCCTTAAGTAACTTGTTAAAATATTTAGTTGATAAATCTACCTTTGTAGGAACTCCATGTCTATGTCTGATCCCTATTAGTTTCTTTATTAATACATCTGGTTCTTTTGCTAGTAAATCTAATGTTAATTGTTTTAATACTTTCCTGTTTTCTGCAAATAAGAAAGCTAAGAATATTGAATCACCATTTGGATCATCTTCTTCCCAACCTCTAATAAATTCCCATCCATCTTCGTAATTACAATTGTACCACATGTGTACACCCACAACCTCATCACCATCATATACTACCGATATTGTTTTTTTCATCATATGGTAAGTAACCATTGTGGTAATGATATCTTCACCCCACTCATCAAACACTTTACCATTTTCTTTTCTTAAACAATATCCCACAATCTTTTCTACCTCTTTGGGTATTCCATTTATTTCAAGCCACTTCCTAACATATGATGCGAGCATTATGCTATTCTTATTACACTAATTTCTATACCATTTGGTGTTACTGTTTGTGACAATCCAGAATTGGCAGTTCTTCTACGACCAAATTGAAAAGTAAAAGGTGTTCCACCAGAATATAAACCACTAAGTGAACTAGCTAGGAATGTCCCACCTTCTCCTGCAGTAAACTCATTTGTTGCTTCAGTTGTCCCATCTTTTATTATCAGCATTCTGCCTAGCATTGTTGTACTACCACTTGGGTTACTATATGTAACATCTTTAACATTATAAATTATTATGTAAATACCTGATGGAACAGATATGAGTCCATCACTACCTTCTGATACAGTAATTCCATTATTGCTTATAGTAAAACCAGAGAGAGTATGATTTACAGTAGAACCACTTGCTGTAAATGATTGAGATGATTTAGTTAATGTGGCATAACCTAATCCACCTACATTTAATTGGTTTTTAACAAATTCAGTAGTAGCTACTTTAGTAGAATCATCGCTAGTTGATTGTGTATTTGTAGTAGTGTCGTTTGGTAATGTTCCATCTAAATTTAGAGTTGTACTAGCTCCAAGGGCTACACTACCACCTCCAGATAATCCTGTACCTGCAGTAACTGTAACTGAACTATTGGATAAATTAGCATTAGTAATTCCTGCGCTCCCTGATAGTTCAGAGTTAGTTAATCCACTTACATTGAGTGTTGTACTTCCTCCAAGAGCAACTGAACCACCACCACTTAAACCAGTGCCTGCAGTAACAGTCAATGAACTGTTTGCTAGTTCATCATTATCAACACCACCATTTTTAATTATTACATCACCACTACTGACAGAAAAATTATCTGTATTAAATTTAGCTATACCTTTGTTGCTACTTGAAGCATCTTCACCAGCAACAGTAAGTGTATTATCAGAAATGGTGGTATCTATACCTTCACCACCTGTAACAGTTAATGTTTCGCCTAAATCTATTTCATGGGTAGTGCCACTATCAGCATCTATGCTAATACCATTATTGGTTAAATTATCATTATCTATAGTACCTACTTCTAATCCCGAAGCACCACCTTTGAGAACTTGGTTATCAGCTATTGCTAATGCAGTAGGAGCAGCAGTCGAAGAGCCTGTATTACAAATAACAGACCTAGCAGCAATGTGCTGCATCTTAGCAAGAGGCACACCATTTGTAGCACTACCATCTTTGACTACTAATTTATTATTAACAACTGTAATTGATTGGTCATCAGTTAATGGAACTTTAGGAACTGCTTGATTGACTGAATTGTTTAAGTCAGTAGCAGTAACTTGTTCGCCTGTTACGAATGTTTTACCTGTTTGAAATGTATCACTCATTATTCTGCTTTATTTGTTGATCTAAATGTTTGTGCTGCTGATAGCTTGATAGCCCTTATGCTTGGTTTTCCTTCTTTGTTTATAATTCTAAATTGACCACCATAAGCTCTTTTATTTCCTATTCTACCACGAATGGCAACATCTTCACCTGCAGGTAGAGTAACACCATTATTATAACTTTGTAAAGTTCCTAATGTAGTATCGCTATCTATGTTCTCTGTCGGAAAATCTATCTGATAATTTGTAGGGCCAAATATAGGAGAGTCAGACTGTATTTCAAATGAATTATATCTCTTTCGGTCAATATCATTAAATGTATACATTCTTGTTTTCATCTCACCATTTATTAATACAGAATTAGCTAATGTACTACCAATGGTTGTAATAACTGTATCAAATCCATTCTTGGCATTATTAGAAAACTCAGCTTCGTTACCTGCTATGAGGTGAACACCACCATCATTATTTACAACATAAAGACCTCTTCTTTCTCCCTTGCCTGCAATAATTAAATTATTGTAGCTGAATATTGGACTAGTATTAATTTGGTCTATTGATTCCCATGCTTGGGTTAAGAAGTTGTATACTAATAAAGCATTATTAGCAGAAGCATCATCAGCACCAGGGGAAGAATCAAGTGGTACTGCTAGGTAGTATCTATTATCAAAGTAGGCAGCAACTGATTTACTAGCTAACCTTCTGTTGATTCTATCAATTGTACCTTGTATTGATTCAGACAATGGAGTCTGTGTACCACGAAGATTGTATTCATCCAAGAACTCTAATGAGTACACACCATTATCTGATAAGAAGAATACATTTTTACCAACTTGTACAATAGACATTCTAGCTAATGCTCCAATCTCATCAGTAAGAACTTGAGAAGAAGCATTTATTGGGTTGGTTGTTCCACTTACTCTATGAATACTATTCTTGTTAAATATTAATATTGAGTCCTCAGTAAAAGATACAACACCTACAGTAAAGTCAGTACTACCTGCATTGAATCTAAATGATGCATATATTTTATCATATGTATTATTGTCTAATATATCTGATACAATAAGTTCATCATAAACATTCCTAGATGCATTGCTATTATCAGGGTCATACTGATATGGTACTATCAATCTTCGTTGGTGTAAAATACCAAACTCTGGGGAAGGCATATGTATAAAGCCCAATCCTTGTGGTATTGCAGTTCTTAGTTCTATTGACTTATTAGTTTGATTTGGATTTACACTAGCAAAAAATTTAAAATTTTCATTTTCAAGGTCAATAGATGATACCTTTACTGTATCTCCTACTGCTAATGGATCGCTAAATTGACTACCTGATAAGCCACCTACATTAGTAACAGTTAATTCTTGTCCTACTTTTAATTTAGATAAAAGACTATAAGCTGCATTAACAGTTACTGTGCTATCTGCCCCACTAGATGTCTGACCAGATGGGCTATTGATATCTTCAATCTGTGTATAAACACCACTAGGTACTTCTGTAAACTGTGGGTACTCTCTTACTGTTCCAGTACCTGTTGTAGATTTATGGGCAACAAATACTACACCTACAGTATTACTAGCAGCACCTATTGTACTGAAATCACTATCGCCTGTTGTTTGAATCTTATATGTTCTACCTGCAACTATTGCAGTACTAGCTACATCGGCAGATGTATTGGCATCAATCTTATTAATAGATAGGTCACACTCTAGTGCAGTCTGCCCGCCTTTCCTAAATAGTATAACCTTATTAAATGCCTGTAATATTTTTATATCTGATCTATTATCTACTCCAGCTGCATAAGGTATTGGATATGTTGTTGCATTAATTGACTGACCACTTGTAAATGAACTAGTCTTAATAGCAATCAACTGTGTGTCAGAAGCTAACAATATATAACTTTCATTATCAGCAGAGTTTGGATCAGAGAATTTACCCGAACCATAAATATTTGTAATGGCATCATCTATCAAAACAGGGAATACTACAGTACAAGTTCCATCAGTACCATCGGTAAAGCCAGTACCTGTTGCAACCAATGTATCGTTTGCTCCCTTTGTATAAATGTGAACACCATTAACACCACCAAGACTACACTCAGAAATATTAATATATCCAGTATTTGGAAAGTCTGCATATGTCGCACTACCACCACCAGAGAAATTGCTAATAGTTATAGTATTAGTACCAGTTACAGTAATACTTGTGGTTGTGTCTAGTCCTAAATAAAATGGTAAAGTTAAAGCATCAGTTCCTGTAGATAGTGGTGATGACTTTACATCAGCACCCAAGCGAACAGACCATTCACCATTTCTGTCACATCTACCATTTTTAGAAACCTCTAAAACACCTTGAGGTAATTGGTCAGGTCTAAGTCTATTGTTGAATCCAATAAACCCTGCATCCATATCCTCAAGAGTCCTATCGTCCCTTGCTCCATATTTATCATACCTAGACATTTATTATTTACCTAATCTTTTCCTAAGTATAGCACTCTTGCTTTTACCAGCTTTAGCCATTCTTTGTGAAGGGCTTAATCTATCTTTACTTGGTAGTAGGCTTCTGACAAAAGATGCAACACCTCTTTGGTTTACACTTTTTAAATCATTATTAATTTTACCCTCTTCTTTTTTTGTTGCAGGGGCAGTTGTTTGTCTTGTGCTTTCACCTGTCTTGGGAGGTGTAGATGTAGGTGTAGGTGTAGGTGCTGAAGGTGTTGAAGGTGCTGAAGTGCTTGTGAAGTCAGACTTCATTGGCTTTCTTGCATTCCAAGCTACCATGTCTTCATCATGTTTAGCATGAGCTTTTTTTGCCTCAGGGCTAGTTATTGCAAATCCTTTTGCATACTCACCTCTGTAGTATACTTTACCTTTGGGTTTTTCGTTCTTCCACTTATTGAGAGCTTCGTTGTATTTTTTATCAGCTTCTGTTATTGTGATTCCCCTATTGTCATTAAGTGCCATAATATATTGTATTTAAATTGTTAACATTTCCACCTGCGGAGTGCAAGTGCTTTACGAGTTGGTCTGCCCTTAGAGTCTTTCATGGGTCCTTTGACTCCAGACATCCTAGCGCAAAATGATTTCTTTCTAGCTTTCTTTTTACCAGTAGGCTTAGACTCAGTAACTGGTGGCTTTAGATTAGCACCAGTCTTTCTTTTGAAGTAAGCTCTACCTGCGGCAGTTAGTCCACCTTTCTTTGACTTATGTCCTTTCCTCATATTAACTGCCTTTCTGCCATTCTATAATCTTTAGTAGGAACAACAACCCTTCCAATACTAGGATATTCTGCCTCCTTTGATCCCTTTGATTTCAAAGAAGGATGAGGTTCTACCCTAGTTTTCGTCCGATGTATCTCTACTTGATTGTATTGCTTTTTAGCCATTATGCTTTTCTTCTTTTATGTGAGTAAGGGATTCTTTTACTACTTGTTTTGGTTCTTTTAAATTTTGCTTTCTCTGATGAAGACATCTCTGATTTAGTCTTTGGAGTTTTAGAACTAACTCTCTTCGAGGGTCTGCAAGCGGGATATGATCGACTGCTACCTTTGGCTGACTTTCTTCCACAAGGTTTCCCGGTTTTGATATCTACCCATTTCTCTTGATGCCATCTCCTAAGACTCATACCTTCTTTCTTTTACTATAACCCTTGGCAGTTTTCTTTTTTCCTCCAGGACCCTTTACTTGTCCTTTACACACACGAACTGCATATGAGTTAGCATAAGCTGATGGATATACATCATACTTTCTTTTGGCTGCTGCCTTACCTCTAGCACACAACTTACCCACTAGCACTTACCTTTCTTCTTCATCTTTCCTTTTGTAGATGGTCTACCTCTCTTGCTTCCATATGTTCCTTTTCCTTGTGGCATAATTATTTTCCTTTGTTTTTAAAGTAGCAGAATGCTACAAAAATTCCTACTAATACTGCACCAATAAATCCTGCATCTGCTGGCTCTGGTACACTATTGTAATCTACTGAAAGTCTATAATCTACTTCACTCCAATTGTACTGTGTTCCTTCGTACAACAATCCATCAAACTCACTATATGCCCATTGTGGTATAGATGGTACAAAAAAGTAATTGTAATCAGTTGATGTAATGCTATCGCCCCAACCATAGTCGGAGTCGTTGTTGATATCGAGTTCTGAAAATTCGTGGCTCATTTCTTAAATAGGGTTGTAAATATTGATGTAAATTCTTTAAAAATCTTTTTGATGAAATTGTCTTTAGGCAAAAACATCATAATAATAGATATTATACCAATGTATGCAAATGCCATAGCCATCAGATCATCTTTGTAGTGAGTTAAAATAAATTCTATCATGATGTTGGGGATACTTGTCTTACACTTGAGTGAGGTTTGATATCATCACTCATTGGTTCAAATGGTGTTTCTACCTGTTCTATAGCATCAGATTTAGCCTCAGATTGCTCTGTATCGCTTTTTGATTCTTCTTGAGGGTCATCATTAGACTTGACTTCTTCAGTCTCTTCAGTAGGCTCTGAGGATGAATTACCTTCTTTTGACTGTTGCTTTTCTGTTTCTGATTCTGACGATTTATCAGTTTGTTGTGGCTGATCGTTTTGAGAGGACTTTTCGGAGGAAGAACTATTGGAAGAAGCAGAAGTTTCTTGTGTGGTGTCCGAAGTCTCACCAGTTGGTTGAGAAGTCTGTTGTGGTTCGGAAACCTCTGCAACAAAAGTCTGAGCCTCGGCAACCTTCTCAGCAATAACTTCTTGTCCCCAATTATTTAGAACAGTAAAGTCCACGAAGCTATCAATAAACTGTGGGACTTCAAATCTTTCTTCTATTACATCCTGGGCAACTTCAGCTACAAATATCTCAGTACGATCTTTAGCTATATCTACTTGAGTGACTGCCGCAGTAGAGACTGCCACAGTTCCTGCCGCTCCCAACTGAGATACTTGGGTTACTACAGGTAAATCCTTTATACGATCTATAAGAGATTTCTTAAGCGCTTTAGCACCTTCACTAGCAGACTCTTGAGCCTGTTGTATATGCTCACTAATGTCTTCGTTAGGCGATTCACCAAGCACTTGGCTGATTGAATCCCTGAGAGTTTGCAGTTCTTTTCTAGCTTCTTTTTTGTCCATTTACAAATATAACATTCGTTCATAATTATTTACTTACTGCTGCTGATCCAAAGTAAAAAGATATAATGCTGATAACAGCAGTCTTAATCTCTGGTAAAATTATATATCCATGTAATGTTTGGTAAGTTGTGCCTGATGCAAACCCAAACCATTTACTATATTCAGTAGCAACTGTTACTCCCTCATCACTATGAGCTAAGATGAAAGGTGCTATAATTACACCAAACAATACAGTTAATACTATGATTCTTCTAGTCCAAGCACCAAAGGCATCTACCCTAGCTGCTGCGGCATCTGCACTTTCATCTGATGCTTTTTGTTTTTTAATCAAGCCCTCAGTAACTGCTGCTTGATTCTGTACTAATGTGCCGATGAGTTTAAACAAGAAACCACTTGCTCCACCACCTAGCATTGCTAATAATTCTGTACTCATTTTTTTCTACCTTTTTGTATGTGCGACCATGCGATAGCTAGGGATGCTAACCCACCACAGGTTTGCACAAATATACTAGTCATAAGATCATACTCAGCAAGTTTACCAGTAAGCTCTACTGCTCCAACTATGCTCCATATCTTAATGTTACTAAAAATTAAATCATTCATCATGAGAATACTACAAAGGGGTTATAAAAAAATCCTGCTCCACTTGGTGTTCCTGTGCTTACAGGTGTTAAGTAACTTTGATTTTCTCCAAAGAACATTTCAAATGTAAGCCTTCTATTTGTTCCTACTTGAAGGGTAACTGTTTTTTCTATCTTCTTAAATTGTGCAAAATTTGATTGGAAGTAAGGTTGCATGCTTTGAATTGTTGAAGAATTATTTTCCCTAATGCTATACTCTGTATTACTGTTAGAATCAAGACTGTCACTTAATCCAGACCAATGATATTTGTTTCCACTACCTGTGTGAAAATTAAACATCTGACCATCTTCTTTAATGTACATAACATTTACATAATTGCTACTACCTGTATTTTGATTAATATAGCAACCTACTACATTTAAATCTCTAAGTTGGTCATCACTAGGTATCCTAACATATGCACCAAATGTAACTGTAGTAGCACTATCTGGTACTGCTACACCCTGTGACCACCCTTGTCTAACCCAAGTTGAGCCATCTGGATAAGTATCAGGGGTAGTTAAATAAGACATACCACTTAGTGGAAAACTCCTAGCATTATTATTATTTGTATTAGTAGTGTTACTAGGAAAATTAGTTCCTGCGCCATATAGCTTAACACACTTTCTTTGATCATCTAATGCACCACCACCCAAATCTTTAAATGCAGGAAAGTTTGCATTAAATGAATTACCTACATATGTTTTAAAATCAAAGTCAGATGTAAACAACTGACCAAAGTGAGACCACTTGTTAAAATACACTACACCATTGTAAGCATTTCCAAATGGTGGAGATGCTGCTACATCAAATGTAGGGTTATCTAAAGCATTACCGGGAATGCTAGGTATCAACTCATTACTGCCTGTTGGTCTTCCATTATTGAAAGCACAAGCTAATGACCCATTGAGGACATTGACAGTCGGTTGTGTTGTAATAGACATTACTGTGTGAATTGAGAGGCTGCTACTACTGCATCTGAGCCAACTTTTATAAAGTTAGCGGCTTTGGCTGTCTGTATATCCCAAGTATATGAATTACCTGCATAGAGAATATGACCTACAGTTGCTGAAGGTGTTTCGTTATTGTTGTATGTTACATAGACATCATTGTCTTGAACATCTAACACGACAAACTTTGTATCCTCATGAAAGGTATATCCACCACTAGTTAGCTTTACAACACTACTAGATACTGTAAGCATCTTCATGTTGCCTGCACTTGAGTTAGGCTTTGGATATAGATTGACTACTAATGAATTTCCCATAATTTTTATCTGGTTGATCTGTTTACATAAGTTGATATCTTATGATTTAAAGAGTTGTTATTGTTTATTATATCAATGCGCTCAAGCTCAGTTGCTAAGAACATCTCAGCCTTTTGTTCTTCAAAGGCTGCCTTGTCATGCTGACCATCCATTCTGAGGAAATCAGCATATACTGCATGAGCAGTATAATTAAAGAATTCATTTGGTATATCCTCATTAATAGGCGATGTAAGGCTGCTTATTACTTCGCCAAAATCATTTAATATCGGTTTTTTATAAGTAACATATGCCTCATTGTTGGTAAAGTTACCATTGAGTACATTAGCACCAAATGAATCTACATAAAAGTCATATTCAGTAGCTGATCTATTTAAGAAAGATTGATTGCCATGAATGCGAATAAAGTCATTAATTGTTTCTTGGATCTCTCTGTTGAAGTTTGAAGAAGTTAGTGCTTCATATGTTTGATCATATGGTATTACTTGTTTTGCAGTTAATCTAGTTGCTGATACTGAAGCATTATCCCACTCTACCACTTCTGTGGGTGATCCATATTGAATAGGGTTACCACTTGAATCTTCATCAACTTGACTTGAGTAAGTTATACCTCCAACTGATGTTACGATATCTGTTAATGGGTCTTTAGTGTAAGTTAATGCACCTAATCTCCATTCTCCATTAGTTGCTTGGAATAAGCAAGCGCTTCTTGCTGTATTAGGAGTTTGATTAATAGGAACAAAAAAATCACCAAACTTACCTGTTGTGTATTCTTTTTTCCCCAATTTATAGTAAGGGCCATCATAAAGACCAGTTCCATCTAAAACAAAATCACTTACTGTCCTTTTTTCACCTACTACCACATACCTATCCCACATAGGGCTAGCATTGTAAGCCATAGTTAATCTACGATTAGTTAAGTCAACCAAGTTGTTAATCTCTTCTGTGGTAAAATCATTTACCCCTGCAAGAGCCTTAATGGTGTTAAATAAATCTAGATTTTTGCGAAGTATCATTATGCTTTATTCGGTGATAAGTCTTTGTGCTTCTTGTTGAAGTATTGTAAAAATTCTTTAGATAAGACAGTATCTGATCCATACTTCTTAACTAATCTAAAATAATCCCTAGCAGGGATTGTAGCAACACACTTACCTAATGTGGGGTGTGTCTTACCGACATTTTCTTTAGCCTCTTTACGAGCTATGTCAGTTCTGTGTTTTTCGGTAGATGCCTCTTCAATGATAGCTTTATTGATCATGTCAGCCATTGCTTGACAATGTTCTTTTTCATCTAGGGGCTTGTCTTTAAAATGTAGTATTTCCATGATAAAAAAGGGTGGCAGGTAACTGCCTACCACCCTATTGAATTAATTAACCTGAGAAGTTGTCTCCAGCTGTTGGATAGTATTCAAAGAATACACGAACTTTACCAGCTGTAGCTAATGCTTCATCAGTTTCATTTAATGAAACGAATGTAGCACCTACATTAGAAACAACAGTTCCGAAAGCATCATCGCCAGTACTGACGAAGATTGTTCCAAGAGCTGCTTCTGTGCCTGCAGGGCAAAGCTCTACATCAGCGATTTGACCATTAGGGTCATTAGTATCGCCTACTTGTACTTTGTAGCTTGTGTAATCAGTTGAACCACTATTGTCTGCAGGAACATGTTGGTCTACGACCAATGCCACTTTACCTACAGTACCAATTAGTTCTGCTGAGTTGAACTGAATGTCAACTGCACCACCAGTAGGGACATCATTTGCGATGTCAATACTACCTTCGTAGTTGAATCCAAGAGCGAGTGTTTCCAGGTTAGAAACTTTTTTAAGTTGAATAGCCATAATATTTTACCTCCTTTAATTATTTGATTATACCATGAGCCGCTGGAGCATAAACACCAAGTGTCAATGCACAGTCAACAAATCCTCGTTCACCACCACCCATGTTAGGTAGGCGAGATGATCCCATAGGGATAAGCTCGTGAATACCATAGTAGTCAGGGTTGATCATATAACCACGATCGTGATTAGTTGTTGCACCTGAAACTGTCTCTGGGTTAGTAACCGGGTTCATGTTTACGATAGAAACGATACCGAAATCTGATTGGTAAATCTCAACAGATAGTTTGATTGAAGAGTTGTTACCATCATAGTTAACAGCACGAATAGATGTAGTTTGATTACCCAAGCGAGCATAGTCTGCGATTTGCTTACGAAGTGATGTATCAGCGATAAGAACTAAGTTGTTCGCTTCACCATTCGCACGATAGATTGAGCGAATAAGTGTATTGAACTGAGTCTCATCGATTGCAGCACCATTGGCATCAATAGATGATGCAGGAGTTTCATACTCAGCAGGGATGTCAGCATTAGCGCCATCCAAGAACTTACCAAGTCCTCGCATTTTGTAAGGTGCTGCACCTGTTTCTGCTTGACGATCATTGTCTGAAAGAATTGTTGCTTCAACATCTCTCTTCAATTCACGAATAGCTTTTGCTTCAGCTTGTGCAACTTTAGCAGGGCCTACAGAGTCAACAGCTTCCTGTAAATCGGAAACCATGAAGTCTCTGCGAAACTTCTGAATGTAGTTGCCAAGACGAGCGCGGCTTGCGAATTGGTCTGTGAATGTTGTAACATCAGCGCCTTCGCTAACACCTGCGGTTGTAGGATCAGCGAGACCATCGACAGTCCACTCAACAAATGTAGCATTAGCTTTTTGTTTGTTGGCAGACGAAAGAGCTGGTGTTTCTTCTGGAGCAAGGATAGTTAAGACATCTGTCAAATCCTCACGATTGGAAACACTTGGCCCTTGAGTTGTAACTGGCTGTAAAGCCGGGTTGAATGTATCTGAAATAGCCATATTGGTTATTGTTTAATTGTTATTGTTTGGATAATTGAGCAGTTCGATATTTGATGAAAGAATCTTTTGATCCACTTTCTTTAAATCTAGAATTAAGATCATAGAGAGCCTTTTGACTTTTTTTAGTACGAGAGACTATTGGTGCAGATGAAGCACTTGTCTTTGGAGGTGTAATTGAGATATTACTTGGTGTATCTTTTATTAGCTTTCTACCATAGATACTATTAGCTGCATGAGCAATAATATATGGTAATTGGGCTGATACATTAGGATCAACATTGTCTTGTAGATCAACGAATCGCTTATCATTAAGCATTGCCTCGTAATTTTTACGAGTGTCATTGTCTTCACCACTAAGCCATTCTAACTCTTGCTTTGCTTGAGTATCAAATGCTTCTCTAAGTTGTTTTCCTTGTTCAACACTCTGTAACTTATTTAATTGGTCTGGTAAGAATGTGTCTCTTGCTTTCCGGGCTTGCAATAAACTCTTTCTCACTTGAGCCTTTGTGACTTCTTTACCATCTATTTCTGTTACAT